CAACAAAAGAGATTGGTCAAACGTTTGCAGATCACGAGGGTGAATTTGTTGTTGATAAGGAGCGTGCAGCACGGGTCAAGATTGCCATTGATTACATTACTGAGCAATCTGTTGGTGGTTTGTTTCCAGTGGTCGCTGAAACCCGTGTCGATCCTGCGTTCCTGATGGGTCGTGACGACTTGTCGGGTACAGTGGACGTTCAGATTCTTGGTAACGACATACTTGAATTAATCGACTATAAAGATGGCATGGGTATCGTTAGCGCCAAAGGCAACTTGCAGCTTGAGCAGTACGCTTATGGCGTCCTGGCTGGCTACAAGCTGCCCGTTAACGGTGCCTATCCCTTCAACACGGTACGCATGACCATCATCCAGCCTAAGCTGGCGTTGCGTGGCATGAGTGCAATCAGTTCGCATGATGTATCTGTTGCTGACCTGATGGCGAACATGGGTACAATCATCAAACAAGCTGCTGCCACTGATCAACCAGATGCGCCGCTTGTGCCGGGTGATAGTCAATGTAAATTCTGCCGTGCTAAGGGGTCATGCTCCGCACTGGCAAGTAACGTAATGAGAGAGGTCGGAATCATGTTTCAACCAATTGCTAGTAAACCACTCGACATCGCGCAGCAAAGCGCCGACAAAGAACCGTCCACAATGGACGATACCCAGATCGCACAGATCATGGAAGCAGCCCCCCTAATGCGTCAACTTCTCGAAGGTGTGGAGAAGGAAGCCCTGCGCCGCCTGAAAGCCGGTCAAACTATTGCTGGCCTCAAGCTGGTCAATGGTCGCGGCTCTCGCACTTGGTCCTTGAACGATGAAGAGACTGCTGCCCGACTGATCAAGATGGGCGTGCCCAAGGGTGCGGTCTACGAAACCAAACTGGTGTCTCCTGCCAAAGCTGAGAAGCTGACCTGGGAGAAGACTAAGGCTGGTGAGAAAGTCAAAATGCAACTGTCAGATCGTCAACTCAAGACGATGAACACCGAGTACGTCACAAAGCTGGCCGGTGCCCTTACAGTTGCTCATGAGTCTGATGAACGCGCTGCGGTCATCATGAACGCTGCACCGTTATTCAGTGCAGTGGAAGCGCCGGTAGTGGAAGCACTGCCAGCATGGTTACAGTAAATCAACGAAAGTAAAAAATGTCAGATATTATCTTTTTGTCGAATGTCCGTTTGTCCTTCCCCCACCTCGCAGAACCTCAAAAGCAGGTGAACGAGCAGACTGGTCAAACTCGTATCAGCTATAACGCTGAGTTCCTGATGCCCCAGGACCATCCTGGGTTCCAGCAGTTCATGAAACGCTACGGCGAACTGGCTCTTGCCAAGTGGGCCGAGCATACCAACACAGTCATGGGCATGATCCAGGTGGACCGCAAGCTCCGCTGCTTTGGTCTGGGCACTGAGAAGGTCAACAAAAAGACCTTTAAGCCCTACGATGGTTATGACGGTAACGTCTACATCACTGCTGGTCGTGATCAGGCTCCTCAGATGATCCAGGCTGACGGCCAAGCCATTGACCCCAGCAACACGATGGCGTTCCAGCAATTGGCCCGTAAGATGTACGGTGGCTGCCGCGTCAACGCTGCTGTGAAGCCTTGGTTGCAGGTGAACAAGCACGGTAATGGCATTCGCTGTGACTTGGTAGCTGTGCAGTTCGCTGCTGATGACACTGCGTTCGGTGAAGGTGCTGCTGATGCGTCAAGCATGTTTGGTTCTGTGGGTGCATCTCCTGCCCAGGCAATGCCTGCTGCCTTTGGTATGCCTGCTGCACCGTTTGCTGGCTTGCCATCGTTCTTGACGTAATGTAATCGGGGGGAAAGCGGATGCTGTGAACGATCGCGGAACTCGGTACGGTGAGTTCGGACAACGGCGCAGACGCAGCGAGTACCCCCACCTAATAGGTAACAGTAATGAGTAACGATTATGTTTATGACATCGAGACATACCCCAACGTCTTCACGCTGGCGGTGGAGCATACAGAAGCGCCGCTACGATGGGCTTTTGAAATCAGCCCCTGGCGCAATGACAGTAAGGAAACCATCTCGTTTCTCCAGTATCTTAAGGATACGAATGCCCGGCTGGTCGGGTTCAATAACCTGGGGTTCGACTATCCCGTCCTGCATACGCTGATCCGCATGGGCAACAGTGATGCCCGTACCTTGTACGACAAGGCTATGGCAATCATCCACGGCCAGGATGAGGGTGACCGTTGGATGCACTCAGTCAAACCGTCTGACCGCTATGTCGAACAAATTGATCTGTACAAGATTCATCACTTTGACAACAAGGCCCGGTCCACCAGCCTGAAGGTGCTTGAGTTCAATATGCGAAGCGCCAGCATCGAAGACTTGCCGTTCCCGGTGGGCACCGAGTTAACCCAAGACCAAGTGTTCGTGCTGAAGCAGTACAACGCACACGATGTGGATCAGACCAAGGCGTTCTACTTCAAGACGCTGGACATGATTGCGTTCCGTGAAGACCTGACGAAGAAGTATCAGCGTGACTTCATGAACCACAACGACACCAAGATTGGCAAAGACTACTTCACGATGAAGCTGGAGGAAGCCGGTGTGCTTTGCTATGAGTTTGGCCCAAAGGGTCGAGTACCCAAACAGACCAAGCGTTCTAGCATTGCATTGAAGGACGCCATCCTGCCTTGGGTAGAGTTCCAGCAGCCTGAGTTCACTAGGATTCTCACTTGGCTCAAGGGTCAAGTCATCACGGAAACCAAAGGAGTGTTTGAAGATGTTACCTGTAATATTAAAGGTTTTACTTTTGTGTTCGGACTTGGTGGCATTCATGGTTCTGTTGAATCATCCATCGTGGAGTCCGATGACAAATTTGTTATTGTTGATCTGGACGTTAGTTCTTATTATCCGAATCTCGCCATCGTTAATAAGTTTTACCCGGCTCACTTAGGCGAACAGTTCTGCGACATTTACCAGCACCTGTACGAGCAGCGCAAGACATACGGCAAGAAGACCGCTGAAAACGCCATGCTGAAGCTGGCGCTCAATGGTGTGTATGGTGACAGCAATAACCCGTTTAGCGTGTTCTACGACCCGCTGTTCACTATGAGCATCACGCTCAATGGTCAACTGCTGCTGTGCTTGCTGGCTGAAGGGCTCATGCACATTGATGGCCTGAAGCTGATCCAAGTGAACACCGATGGCATGACTGTCCAGGTGCCCCGTGATAACAAGTGGATGGTGGACATGGTTCGGGCAGCATGGGAGTCACGCACCAAGCTCCAGCTTGAGGAGGCCATTTACTCCCGTATGTTTATCCGGGATGTCAACTCGTACATTGCCCAGTATGTCAATGGCTCTGTGAAGCGCAAGGGTGCCTATGAGTACGACATGGAATGGCACCAGAACGCTGGTGGCTTGGTGATTGCCAAGGTGGCCGAGAAGGTATTGATTGATGGCGCCCCTATCCGTGAGACTGTGGAGAACTGGCCCGACATCATGGACTTCATGTTACGCACCAAGGTGCCACGGTCCAGTCATCTGGCATGGGGTGAGACAAAGGTGCAGAACACCAGCAGGTACTACATTGCCAAGGACGGCAAGCCTCTGATGAAGTGGATGCCACCGTTGGCTAAGAAGCCTGATGTGTGGCGTCAGATTGGCGTGGAGTCGGGGTGGAATGTGCAGATATGCAATGACATTGCTGATGCCACCATGCCTGTTGATTTTGATTACTACATTCAAGAAGTGGAGAAGTTATGCCTGGGTCTAGCGTAAACAACATTCAGCACGGTGGTACGCACTACAAAGATAAGTCAATGCAACCGTGGGACTACATTGCAGCCAATGGTCTTGGCTACTTTGAGGGCAATATAGTGAAGTATGTCAGTCGTTGGCGTGAAAAGGGCGGCGTGGAGGATTTACGCAAGGCTCGTCACTACCTTGACAAATTGATTGAACTGGAGACACAAGATGCTAGAGAAACAAATTGAGGCTAAAGTCTGCGACTATGCCAAATCAAAAGGTGTGCTTGCTTACAAATTTACCAGTCCAGCTAGAGCTGCGGTGCCTGATCGTTTGTTCATTGCACCAGATGGCAGTGTGTGGTTTTGCGAGTTCAAGCGAGAAGGTGCCAAGCCCACTGATGCTCAAGAAAGAGAACACACCCGACTTAGACAACAAAAAGTAAACGTGTTTGTGATTGACAACGTGGACCAGGGCAAACTGATGGTTGATCTAATGGTGGGTTCATGCTAAGAGTTCTTGTTGCTTGCGAATACAGTGGTAGGGTGCGTGATGCCTTTACCAAACTTGGTCACTTTGCAATGTCTTGCGATTTGCTGCCGTCCGATGCAACAGGATTGCATTACATGGGTGATGTATTTGACATTATCGGGGGGGGGTGGGACATCATGATTGCACATCCACCATGCACTCACTTGGCAGTATCCGGTGC